ATCTCGGACTCAATAGAAGCCTTTAGAGCGGCTTTCTCCTCTGGAGTTGATACATACCTATCTACGACATTAGAAACGGCTTCTATCGTCTCCTGTGCGCTTTTTCCGAGTAGTTTTGTTATTAGTGGATTCATTACAATTCTTTTTACAGGTACATTCCTTTGGTTGAGTAGAGCAATACTTAACTGCCACAAGCCTCGCAATCTGGGTTATCAATGTTACAGGCTTTCTCGTTAGCCTTGTCATTAGTCATCTCATCTACAAAGTCCTCAAAGGAGTCTGCAAACCCGAAGTCGGTGTCGTTCATTAACCTCTTTTTATTATATCAATTTCACGCTGCAAATATCTGTTCTCGGTCTCAAGCTCCGCTACCTTTTGCGTAAGTCTTAAGATTTCTCCTTGTGCAGTTTCAAGGCTTGTACTCATCTCATTCACTCGCTTCAGCAAGTCATCTCTAAACATAGTCTCTGGATTATCGGCTCTCTCTTCCTTTCGCAACTCTCGTGCCGAATCCTTCTTGGTCTTAATGACCATCTCATAAAACTTAAATGCTGCTCCGCTACCCAAGATCGTAACAAGTGCAATAATCAGCTCTTTGCTTTCCATTGTTTAGTAACTCTTATTTGATTTATAACTGCTGCAAACGCAATGATTAACCAACCAAAGCGTGAAGGGGCTTCCCATAAAAGCCCTGTCATCATATACTGCTCAACCGTTAAGAAGGCTACAATCGTAGCTATAACTGTTGAATAGTATCTACATCGTAGGTCTCGCATACCTACACTATAGAATTGAAATAATCCTCCGCCTATGGCTATAAAGATTATATGCCACTTAAACCCTATCTCTGCCCATACCGCAGCAGGTAAGAGTAAGGTGTGTAGCACCGCTATAAGTAACTCTAAAAACTCACTATCGGCAAAGCCTATAATAGTCTTGAGGTTCTTTTTGATTAGTTTAAAGTTTACCATTTCGTGTATCGTGTCTTTCCGTTATCCTTATACGCTACGAGTACCTCGCCTCTATTACCCTCTTCTTTGTACGAACAATGTACCCAAGCATACTCACCCATATTATCGGGGAACTCACCTATGAGTTGGTCAAAGGTTAAGTGATCTTTGATATACATAAAGAGTTCACGATTCGTGTACCCTCCTGTAGACTGCATATCCAATGCTTCACCCTTTGAATGTTGTGAGTTGTTAGAACCTCCTATGGCTTTATTCAACTCCTTTGACCGATAGCCAGAGGTAACTCTTAAAGGCTTTCCAAAATGTTCTCGGCAAGGCTGAAAGATATTGTTGGCTACTGCCTTCAAATTGATTAAGTGAGATACTGTTGGCTCGTTTGCAATCCCCTTGCGTAAAGCAGTCGCAGAGTATGTCACTTCTGCAAGGCTCAAATTCTCCGTTAGCTTCATTCTTCATCTGTCAAATAAACACTTCCTACACCTTGCGCTCTTACAGAGCCATCACAACAGTCTATTGAGTATGTTGAAGTCTCCCAACATAGGCAACCTCGCCTCCCCCCTTTAGGGGAGGTACGAGAAGGTATGTAGTTAGGGTCTTGCATTATGGCAAATCGTCTTCACTTGGTTCTGGGAAGTATTCTGGATGCAATTCCTTACAGGCTTCAGTCCATTCCGCAATAGCAGTAGATGAACCGAAAGTATGTATGCCCATAGGCGCACACCATACCATAGCACTATCCCAAGACTCTAATGGCTCACCATCCCATAAAACATCTATATGGTAGGTAGAAGATAGTACAGGTGCGGTGAGTTCGTTTCCTTCATCATCGTATGTACCTTCAGTCTCTACGAGATTACCGAGATGTACGATAGCGTGAGGGTGGTTAGGTACAACATCTCCTTCGGGAGTTGTTTCAGTACCTAATGCGTTGATTTTAGTTGTTGCTGCTCCTTTAGAGCCGAATGAGTATTTTCTAAATGTTTTCATAGTTATAGTGTTGTTAGGTCAATCGCCTCTTGCGAACTCAATTTATTTGTAAAGAATAATATCCTTTCTATTCGGGTTTCTCTTTGTGTTCCAGATAAACCATTTTCAATTCGGTTTATAGAAGGAACAATTCCAATAGTAGTAGAGTCAATTAAAGCACCATCACCATAGAAATCTACTCCATTAGAATCCCAACAAATACAATACTTCGTTTGGTCACTAAAAGTCAAAGAAGTATTGGCAGCATCCATATTTACCAATTGCAAGTAGTGATTAGTCTCTCCACCTCTAAATCTAAAATAACCGCCTCCGTAAGCAGTAATGTCTACAAACTGCATTCTATCAACAGGAGATGAATTTGAAACCCCATCAAACAAAGTGAACTCATCACCAAAGTCAAAGAATATAGAACCGCTATTAGTACCAAATATGTTGTTTGCTTGATACCCATTATTATAAAAAGAATCTTGTACACGACTCACACTACTCCCATAGGTAGGTATGTAGGATGTTGCGTAGGATGCATTGTTCTCACATTGTGCGCCATAGATATATAATCCCGATGTTCCATCTCCTGCAAAGGATACATTACCATTATTGTCTTCAATGGCAATAGTCATATTGCTACCTGTACTGCCATCTAATACCAAATAACATCTATACCATCCGTTGCCATAATCTTCTATACCGCTATCCTCATAGTAAGTTCCACCACTTCCTACAATTTGACCTGTATTTAAATCAAAACTCGCATAGCCTAAACCACTTGAACTTGAATTAAATCTAAATCTTTTATATCCTGCTTGTTTTGCAAAAACTGAATATACCGCTGTTCCCGAAGTACCATTATTTAAAATGTGAACTCCATTAGCAGTAGTGGGGATTATCTTATATGCGTTTTGAACCCCTTCTGGAGATGTTGAGGAATTAGCCTCTAAAGTCATATTAGTAGTACCCCAACTTGCAGAGTTGAAATACTCGCTTGACTCTATAACATTCGTTCTTTGTGGCTCTAACAATAGTGCAGGACACGAACTATCCGTATAGTCCAATCTTGGTACATTATCAGTAATACCTCCATATACGGCAGATGTAGTTGTTTCTATATAGTCTCTTGCTACAAGTCCATATTCTGCTTGTGCTTTATATAGGATGACACTTCCTGTTCCACCTAAATTAGTTGAATCCGCAGGATAAATTCTAAAATTGTTAGCTGCTGATACATTTCCTGTCAAAGTACATCTATACCAATCATTACCTACATCTGTTATGCTTACATCAATGTCATTACTATTAGAAAAATAAGAACCATCGGACAAATTAAAAAATACCTGCGGTGAATTAGAAGCTATATCTATACGAAGTCTTACCCCTTCCCAATTTCCTGCTTTAGCATAAACACTAAATGTATGAACTCCTGAAAACCCACTAATAGATTGGTATATGAATCCAGAGCCTGTTATTTCATTTGCATTATTACCACCATCAAAATCCGCAGCAGCCGATGATGTTGCACTCGCCAAAGTCCATCCGCTACTCGCAAGGTTCTTTGAATAGGTCAACAGGTTACCTGTCTCCTTCTCTATATTACCATCTGCATTAACTCTCGTAGCAGCACTTGCACGAGTGAAAGTAAAATCACCATCACCGCTTACAGGCTTTTGGCTAAACACTTTACCTGTCTTTGTTCCGCTTGGTATAAGTACCAAACTTGATTTATCGTATATATTACTCATATCTTAAATCGTAGTTAGAGCGATACACTCGCTATCAGTTAATGCCGTAGGGAAATACATTTCACTATATAAATTCATAGCACCTCTTTGGAGGTTTACCAACTTATCAAATTCTAAAGGATTTACAATAGTGTAATCATTTCCTATTTTAGAGCCGTTAGCAAATACTTTTATAGTATTTCCATCAGAGGTTAAGATTGTTTTGATTCGTGAATTTGATGGTGTTGAAATTGAACCTCCTATATCTGAATAACTATTATTTGCATCTCTCCATCTAACTTGAGCAGAAGGTGCATCAAAATGCAATCTAATTTCTTCACTACCTCCTGACGATACTAATTGAGTAAAAGCACCTGTCCAAGAGGTGTCTATTGCAAATCTCTCAAACTCTACAAAAATAGAACCTACTTGACCACCGCCTAAAACTCCATAATCAGTGGCTTGACTTTCAGCAGACCTCGTAACCGCAGAACCCATAGTAGGTATGTAACTTGTGGGGTAACTTGCTGATTCAAGTTGCGCTCCCCATATAATTACCTCATCAAGGTCTCCTGCTCTAAAGTCTACTGCATAATAATTACTTGAAATTAGAGGAGTAGATGTTACTTCAAATCTTTGCCATTCTTCAGTAATTGTAAAGAGGCTATTTGAATTACTATTATGAGAAGTTAAATTGACTTGACCTGTTCCACTTGTGGTTCTCGCATAAATACTTCTGGAATCATCTGCTGCACTAATACCTGTCAAGTATAAATATGCTTGTGTTCCGTTTTTAATAATCTTGTATGCACTATTTGTTCCATCAGGTGCGGAATAGCCAAAATCAAAAAGCACTTCATTATTGTTCCAAGATTCAAAATACTCGGACTGCGTTATAACATTCGTTCTTTGAGGCTCAAGTAAAAGAGCAGGACACGAAGCACCACCACTATAATCTAATCTCGGTAAGTCCTCTAATATACCTGCTTGTGCAGTAGATGCTCCTGTTTCAATGTAGTCAGTAGCAACCAAGCCTTGCTCTAATTGAGCGTCTTGGATGTAGATGTAGTTTTCTGCGGATACACTTACACCCCCATCACTTGGAGCTGCATATATTGTAGCACCCGTGTGAGTGCCTTGAGCAGTAATTGAACATCTATACCATCCGTTTCCAATTGATTCAATTTTAGAATCAATAACATTTATTTCAGTACCAACCGCACCATTAGTTAAATCAAACCAAGCATAAGAGGCTGTACCACCACCACATTGAACAATGACATAATCATAACTTCCTGCTTTAGCGTAGACACTACAAGACTTTATTGATGTAAGTGATGCGGCATTTGAAATATAAGCACTTCCGCCAATTGCAGTTGCTTCTAATTTCCAAGCGTCACTTGTACCATCATATCCCGATTGCCCACTCGTTAGTGTTGCATTGTTTTTTGACCAAGTAGTATCAAACTGATTTGATTGCAGCAAGAGATTCTCTCTACCCTTCTCAATAAGACCATTAACATCTACCCTTGTAGCAGCAAGATTTGAACCCCTACTAAAGGTAAAATCCCCATCTCCATCAGTAGGGCGTATGCTATACAACTTACCATCCTTGTAAGCACTCGGTATCATTACTAAACTTGCGTCTTTATATAACGACATTATGATATTTTTTTAATTCGGATTAAGCCGAGATGATTCTTGGCTTTATCTTTTTTGTTAGACATCGCTCTAATATGCAAATGAGTATATCCTAAATCATCTGCTGCTTCAGTAGCACTTTTATATGTTTTGCCGTTAGCCTCACAATACAAACTATATTTTGTTTTTGATTGGCTCATCTTGCGTTTAGTTTCTTCGGATAGAATAGTACCCTTTCTTTTTTTACGCATCTTCTCAATACCTTCTTCTCCCATATGACCTCCAATAGCAGAGTTCTTTAGGTTGTAAGACATTGAGTCGTTAGCTGCATCCATCTCTTGCAAAATAAACTCCTCAAGCTCTCTGTAATCTACACCATTGTAGATAATCTCTCTGGAGAATGCTTTAGGTCTTTTTGAGTACGCTCTGCTAAAATGAAGTCCGCTACCAATATAGTCATCACTCGGAGAACCTTTGTGGCTTCCGATATAGTACATATCGTTAGAAGAATCTATCCATTTGTATACGAACCCACTCATTATAGAATTTCGTTTAATTCATTTATTGTACAGGTTCTCGCTTCCGTATCACCTCCTGCGGCAACTACCCTAACATCATAAGCATCCATCAATTGTCTGCCTCTATCCGCTTGAGGGAATCTTCTCAATGATTTACTTACACATTCAAAAGCCTCCATTGTAGCACCATCCTCCAACGCTCTATTCTGGAATTGAGCAGGGTCAAGGATATAGAACATAGCACTACCCCATCCGATTTGATTAGTGAAAGCATCTCCGCTACCCCACCAAGTTGAGCCATATATTGACCCGTATCCTTTTTCGTCAGTTGCCATTGTTCTCTAATTTTTTAATCAGCTTTTGCAGCTTCTTTAAGTTAACCTCCTTGACCTTGTAGCGTTTATAGTTGCCATCCGTTGAAGACCGCATCTTTGTCTGGGTAGATGTCATCATTATTGTTTGTATAGTATTCTGGATATGTAGACTGATTGAAAGACATAAAGTCAATAAACCTACGAGTGTAGTGTTCAGCAATATCTCTATGCTTGTTTGTTAAGAAGTCTACCTCGTCTTTCTCCATAGCTATACTGTTCTCTGCCGTGTGCTTGTAAGCACCACCATTGCCGATAGTATAAGCTGCGTGAGGTAGGTATTCTACCATAGCCCAATGAATCAACATAGGCTGAATATAGTCATCTAACAAAGTCTCGTAAGCAGGAGTCAATGTACCGCCTATAATGTCATTGCGTAACTTATCGTAGAGCTTTGTGCCAAGATAGTTCTGCAAATGGATTTCTTGAGAAATCTCTATGAATTGAAGAAACTTGTCCGAATCAATGTTGCCAGACAACACGCTATTGCGTACTAAATCGTCTCTCTTTATAAATAATACCTTTGCCATTATTTTCCGTAATTAGGGTGATGACCTTGTCTCGGCATATCAATAGGAGCTTGAGCCACCTCTTTAGGGTTCTTTGGCATCTTAAATCCTTCTCTTACCGCTTGGTTTACATTCACAAACTTTGTCCCCTGTAGAGCGTTACCACCCCATTCAGTTCCGTCTTTCTTTAACTTCTTCTTGTAGATTCTACGCTCCCATCTATGGTAGCAGTTTACACCACCCTTGTACTTAAATAGTGAGTAGTTTCTACCCTTGTGTCCAAATGATTTATTGACACCTCTTGCACTCATCTGTCCAATGTCTTCCTTACGGTATAACATCTTTTTAGACATCATAGTCTTACAGAAAGTTCTGCTTTGACCCATAGGTGTCTTTGAAGTGCCTTTAGAGTACTTGTAACGCACTTTGTAGAGTTCGGTGTCTTGGTTGCTATCTTGCGTAGCAGAAAGGCTTACAAGCCCGTTTAAATAGCTTTCAACATCAAAGTCTTCTGGCTCTTCATCTCCTACTTCTTCTGCATCAATGAGTTCATAGCCCTCTGGCTCTTCCTCACCCAAGTCAGCCAATGCATCTAACATCTCGTGGGCTAACTCGTCATCAAGAAAAGGGCGGCTATCGTCCCCCAACTCTACTTTGCTTAATTCTTCTTTCTCTTCCTCTGTAATATCCGCTTGAAGCTCCAAAGGTTGTAGTGTCTTGAAGAACACATTGAGTGAAGCACCATTCACCGCAAGGATGTCATCAATAGCATCAAGAATCATTTCTTGGATAGGTCTAACAACCGTGTTGTGAAATAGCAAACTTGCCGTCTTCAACTCGTCAGCATTGTTACCCAATCCTGTATTGTCCTTAATACCCATCAACATAGGTGAAGTAACCCTATGGGCTACCATCAACTTACGCATAGCCTCGTCAGCTAAAAACTGATACTGCTCACTCGCATCACTCAACTGAACAGGCTCAATACTTGCAGCCATCTCCTTGTTGTCGTTAAACGCCAAGATAAACTTACCAGAGTTAGATGAACCACTAAACTTCTGTATGATTCGTCTCTCTATAAGCTCACGCTCCTCTTCAGTAGGCACACCATTGTTGAAGTTAATCAACATACTTGGTGAGAGTCCGTTCTTAATGTTATTGATGTGGTAGTTTGCTACCTCCTCTTCCAACTCTGCATAAGGCAAACCACCTTGATAGTCTACAGGTGAGTAGTAGTAAAATCCACTACGATAAGGCTTAATACAATAAATCTCTAAACCCTCACCTTTCTCTCCATAACCAAAAGCAGGTATTCTAATAGGCTCAAAACCTTTCTTGCGAATCTTTGTCCAATCTTTAGAGTAGTAGTATCCTGTAACCTCACCATCGTCATTCATCTTCTCCATACGGAGAGTCTCAATAGGCATATGCTCTACTTGGACAATCTTTGTCTTGTCCTTGTTGTAGATAACCTGCATAGCCGCTTGACCCATAGCCTTTAAATCAAAGGTTATCTTACGCATACAAGTACGAGAGAAGAGACTCTTCATCATAGCGTACTCATCGGGCTTTCGTGATGCATCGGTAGCATACAAACCCTTTCCGTAAATAAGCTCGGTCATACCATTTATAATGGCATTGTTGGTAGCACTCCCATTGTACCTGTCTATAAGAAATTGGAAGTAGTTGTTATCCTCACCATAGGCTACCCATTGCTTACGATTGTCTTCAACAACCGCAGGGGTAGTATGCGTTGCGAGGTTTACGATGCGTATATTGCTCATCGGTAAATGTATTGATTATCATTATCAGTATCCTCGTAGTAGGTGAACTCACCACTATTGACACTGAACTTCTCAAGGTTAGTCTGATTAGTACAATAGACCTTACCTCTGTATATCTCGTTTGTTCCTGTAATTCTTATTGTGTAGTACCTACCCTCTACGAATGTATAAGCAGGTGTTATATGGAGGTAGTTCGCCTCCTTCGTAGCCGTTAAAGACTCCGTAGCAGATACATTTGTTTCCTCATCAGTAATAACTACCGACACGCTTAAATCAAACGCTCTGGGAACAAAATATATCTTCTTGTCTGTTGTAGTTACAATATGCATAATAGGTTAACCACAAGAGAGGTAAAGTGTTATCAAAAAGAAAGGGTAGCCCGAAGACTACCCTAACCAAAACACCTATTATCCGCACCAAGTGCAGAACAAATATACTACTTTATTATGAAAGCACAATAGTATCAGTTGCAGAAGTCATACCTGCAAATGGGTTACCATCTGTTGCTCCTGCAATGAAGTTTGCAGCAGTACGCTCCATAGCGTTGAAGGTAAGAGTGTAACCACTCATATCTCCCATAGCAGCACCACTAACAATAGTACCACCTGTTACATCTGCTCCGTGTTCACGACCTACCAAGTAAGCGTTACCATTGTAGTCCTCTACAACAATGTGAGGTCTTCCGTAAGCCATTAACTTCAACTCGTTGTTATCTTCCTTGCTTAATTGAGGCAAAGTAAGGCTAACCGCTTGGTCAAAGAATACTGTTCCGTTCTCACGAGAAGCGTTGATTGTTTGCTCTACTGAAGATGTGCCTTTCAACACATACTTGTAAGCAGAGAATGTTCCTGTCATATCTGTTACCTCATCCGAAGTAAGAGAAATCGTACCCAAGTCACCGAAGTCTACAAAGTAAACGGCTTTAATACCACCTACAGACTCACGGCAAGGGAGCGCACGACCTTTTGTTAAATCACAAGCCATAATTTCTTTTATTTTTTTTATAAAAAAGGGCAGACAAGCATATGCCTACCTGCCCCTTTAATTATTAACTAAATTACTTCTTAAGAGTAAAGTACGATGTCAGCACCAATACCATATTGTACAGCAGCAGTAAAGCGCATTACAACACGAACATTTTGCGAACCATCAAGGTCAGCCATATCAATTAGCTTCACCTCGTTGTGGTCAGCCAACAAACCTGTACCGAAGAACAAGTTAGATTTTTGAGCAGCTACCATAGTGTTGTCACTCAAGCCAGAACATACGAACAATTTAACACCGTCAAATGCAAGGTCACCACCATTGAACCAAGTAGTACCTTCGTTGTTCACACCATTAGCACCAAGACCTGAAGCACCGAATCCACCTAATGCACGAACATAAGCACGAGCAACATTGCTTGAAACATAGATGTATAAGTCCTCTTTTCCGTATACTGCAGTAGGGATAGCATCAACTACTTTACCCATTTCAGTAATAACATTAGCAGCAGTAACAGAAGTACCTGTAACATCAATTACAGTTCCGTCAGCAGCCAATAGAGTTTCAAATCCGTCAAACTCACCTGCGTTAGCAGTAACACCTTGCCAGATATTCTCTTCAGTCTTCTGTGCTACTTTAGCAGCGATGTGACCAATTAAGAAATCAGCGAATGAAGGAGGCAAAGAATCAAATGCAGAGTAACCCATTTGAACTGCTTCCCAATCGTTGTGGAAATCTTTCTTACATAATTCCAAGTTTACTTGGAACTCTTCTGGTTGAAGAACACGCTCTGCAAGAGTAACTGTGCTTTGGTCAGCGAAGTCACACGCAGCGTCTTTAACCAATGCGTTAGTAGAAAGAGTTTTCATTACCTCTTTGTACTTAACATTTGGTTTTACAGTAATACCGCCACCTTCAATAGTGTCGGCTGATAACAATGCAGCAGAAATGTATTTTCCTGCAAATTCTCCTGCATATGTAGTTGTGATTGATGTAGCCATCTTTCTGTTTATTTAATTATTGATTATTCAATTTTATATAAAGTTAACTATGTAGGTGTGTGTGTGTTAGTTTTTTATGTATGTTTGGAGAAACCAAAACACAAAAAACGATGGATAAAGTAAAAAGCATTGAGCAACTTAAAGAGCTTGACCTTAACCCTTACAACACTTCTGGCTTTGTAACGGACTTCTCTAATTTCTACACGGTAGAGGACTTTATTGATAGTTGGGATATGTACTATGATGAAGAAAGTCTATTTGTGTATGCTATAAATTGGGAAGACCCCGACCTAATGTCGGAAGATGGACAAAGTATACCACCTGCATATGGTGAATAAAAAAGGAGGGCTATGCCCTCCTTTCTTTTTTAATCTATCTTCTTAAATCTGGATAGTTGGCTTTCTTTGCTTTATCAAAAGCCTCTCTAATCTCATTGATTCGTGATTGAGGAACTTCATTTACTTTAGCTCCATAACGATTCAACTCTTCATTGATATCCATTAGTTGATTTAGTTTGCCAAAGATGTCATTAGACTTTTCTCTTGCTGCTAAATCATTTGCAGATTTAATCTCTTGACCGAACTTATTGTATGTTTTAGCATACTCATCATAAGCAGATTTTGCATCTTCATATAATTTGTCAGCAGTTTCATAAGCTGCAATTACATCTCTACCCCAAGCTGAAGCAGAAAGAATGTCTTGCGAAAGGTCGGATGCTTCTTTTTGCATTTTCTTAATGGCATCTTCAACTGCCCCAAGTTCTACTTGCTCTTCGCTCAACTCAACTTCTTGAGTGGTCTCAACTTCTTTTGCTTTAGCAGATAACTCTGCCCAAATAGATTCTACTTTCTTCATTATCCTAATTTGTCAAAGATTCTTGATAGTGTGTCTTTTCTTGCTCCTTTAGAGAACTTCTGCAAGTCAGCAGTCTTCGTGTCTGGAGAGTGCTTAATAGGCTTTGCAGCAGGTTCGTCAGCAGATAAGTCTACTTCAGCAACCTCTTCAGCCATCTCTTCTTCTTTAGGAGACATCATTGCTTTGATTTCTTCAATCATAGCCTTCATCTCTTCAACCGCAGCAGATAACTCCTCTTTAGTAGCGTAGCTCATTTCCTCTTTAGGCTCTTCTTCAGCTTGTTCTACTTCCTCAACTTCTTCAGTTGCAGGTGCTTCTTCAGCCTCTGGCTCTCCTGCCTCATTAACTTCAGCAATGATACCTTCTTCAGCTACCACAAGGATGCGACCATCTTCCAAAGTGTACTCACCTACAGGTAGAGCAATCTTCTCGTCTTCTTCAGTTACGATGAACACCTCTTGGTTGGCTTCAAATGCTTCGGCTTCAATAGTAGTGCCGTTCTCTAATTTCATAGACTCTAACTTAACCTCGTCTTGTAGGTTAAGCAGTTCCATAATCTTGCTTAATGTTTCTTGTGATTTCATATCTTACTTAATATATTTTTTTGATTCTTTCACAATATCCGAAAGTATATTAACTCTCTTTTGCAAGTCCTTAATAACTGTTCTTGCTTCACGAGCTTCTTTTACCGAGTCTTCGCTAATACCCATCTTATCAAGTCCTTGAGTAAATACCACAAGACCACTTGCAAAATCTTGAGACTTGTTAAACGCCTCTTTCATAAAAGACTCTTTGCGTTCAATCTCTTGACTTAAACCTTTAATACGGTTAATCATATTAGCCAAGTCGCTTGATGCATCGTTTACTGAATCTCTATATATTTCAGCATTGCGAATAACCTTCTGCAATTCACCAACAGATTTAGCCAACTCCACCTTCTCGGTAGAGAGCTTTGCGAATACCGCCTTTTCAGTTTTGCCTTGTTTCATATTAGATGTATAAAGAGTTTAGTTTAGACATAAGTGAATCAATGTCTTTGCTTACACTTGAAGCCTCGTCTATCGCTTTTTCTAATTCACGGTACTTTTGTAAGTCATTTGGGTCAACACCTATTTCCTTTGCCTTTCTTTCTAAATCGCCTTTGGCTTTGATAGCCTCCATACCAGATTTTTTTAAGTCTGATTGGTATTTCTGCGCCACACCCTTTACATCTATTAACGCTCCGTTGACCTTGCCTTTTGCCAAGTCTATTTGAGAGCTAATTCCTTTTGCCGCATCGTAAGATGCTAATTCAAGTTTTTCTTGTGGTGTTTGCTCTTCGGCTAATTTAGCCATCACCTTATTTAGCGATATTCTTTTCATATCAAGTTAACTATATGTGTTTGTTATTGTTAGTTTTTTTCAATCTGCTTGAGTTTGCTCTCTGCCCATCTCTTGGCACTCTTGCCACCCCATAGTAGATAGCTAATATATCCGCAAGAACTTGTGTCACCTTCTTCATAGTATTCCTCTGCACGAGATAAGTAAGATACCATACGCTTAATAGTCTCTACACTAATGGCTTCACCATTGGCTAACTGTTGCGCTCTAACCTTACCTACCTGCGTAGCACACTTGTTGTTCACCTTCTTGTTTAACTCAATACCCCTTTTAGCATTGTTGCGTACCGAAGTGGGGTAATCCTTGTAGGATTCTAATTCAGTACGCTTACCCTTTTTTGTGCGGAGGTCTTTCTTAATGATTGCCTTGATAGCGTTAAGTTTAATATGTGCTTCTTGTTCGTTCATCTCTTTAACCTAATTTAGAAATTTGCTTAACGGCTGATTTTTGTTTTTCAAAAACCTTTTTGTTTTGGTTGTACTCACCTATTTTTTTTGTGTCAACAAGATTACTTAATGGGATACCAAGTTCTTTTACTTTAGACTCTAATTCTCTTAAGGCTTTGTCAATAGATGACATATTGCTATCAACATTTTTAACCATTCCATTTAGCGATGAGCTTACACTTTTTATTTCGCTCTCTAATTTTTTAACACCAGAGTTAAAATCAATTACACCAATAAGAACTTTAGAAAGTATGCTCATCTCAACTTTTATTGATTGTTTTCCTATGGCTTCTAAAATAACATTTTTAATGTTATCTAATTTACTTTGCGCTTCTAACTCCTCTGGGTCTTGTTTAGATGCCTCAACCTTGTCTACAAAGTAGCCCTCAATACTAAAGCCCTTGACACGACCATTCTTTACATAGTCATTCCAAATCTCATCATTGTGAACCTTCATACTAACCATCCAAGTGCCTACAGGTAAATTCATACCATACATCTTGCTCTTGTCTTGCTCACCTTCAATAATCCAACTCTCTACAACACTTAATCCTGTGATGTCTATTTGGTGTTCTAATGTGGCTTTGTTCTGGTTGCCGTTGATGAAGAATAATTCACTTGCCTTTCTAACCGTGTCTTGCGAGAAGTAGATGTAGTATTCATCTTCTCCATTTCTACGATAGATAGGTTTGTTAGGTACAAGAGCTGCACCCAATAGTACACGCTTGTCCTCATCTATGGTTTTCAATTCTACTCGCTCCTCTTCCTTGAGGGCTACGAAGTCCTCCTCAATAGCAGGGGACTCTACGATGCTTATAGCTTGGATACCTGCTTGTAGGCTCTCCTCGTCTAATAATAGTTCTACGATTCTCATTATGGGAATGATACTTGGTTAATTCTATTTCTGTCTAATTCTTGTTGTGAGGTAACATCGCTTCCTACGACATATGCTCTTACAGGATTGTTTTGTAATGACTCTAAAATGGCATTCGCTCCTGTAGACCCTACAATGTTAAAAGATGGAGATTGGGGTTCGGATATGTTACTATCTAAACTCCCAACTCCCCCTCCGAATTGCGTGGCTTGTATCGTTTTAATCTGTGCAATACCTGTTGCAAGGGCTATACCTGCCTTCACAAAGTTAGCACCTGTGAGGGCATCTTGAGGTACTGCTAATTGTGCGGTCACCGCTTGTGCGGTATTCACTACGGCTTGTGCAGTTTGTAGTTTCTTGTTTCTTTCAAATGCTCTCTCGGCAGATGCCTCGTCATCTTCAGCGAAGGCTTCATTGAGTTGCATAATAGCATCAAATCCTTGAGAGGTTAAATCAAAGTTCTCTTGGATATTGTCTCTACGAAGTTGTGCTTCCTCTGCTGCATTCTGCTTTTTAAAGGCGGCTAACTCCGCTTCAAGAAGCATCCTTTCACCATAAGCCTCTTGGTACTCAAGAGTGCCTTCTTTTAGTTTAGATATTTCTTCATCAAGTACATAAATCCTTGCGTTGCCTAATCCTACCTCAAGGTCATATTGTTTTTTAAGGGCTTTCATCTTATTGCCCATAAGAGAGATGTCACCCTCTTCTACAATACGAAGTTGCTCTTGTCCTTGCTCGTGAATCATTCGTTTGAGGTCAGCCTCTTCTCTTATTAAAGAGTTCTTATTCATTTGGTATTCGGACATCTGTCCTTCAATACGCTCTTGAATATCTATCTGCTCGGTCTGGGCTTCTAACAGTTGTAGGTAATTCTCATTGTTAGGATTACGGTCATACTCAAGTTGAGCAACCTGTAGCTTTTTATAAGCAGCCTCTTCCTCTTTTATTAACTGCTCACCAAGAATACGATTCAACTCTTGATTAGCCGTTATCCTATCTTGGATACTTAAACGCTCATCGTCTCTTATCTGTCTTTGGCGTTCTGCAAGTATTTGAGATTCTAATTGTAGTTTGTTTCTTTCAGCATCAGCAATCATTGCAATCTTCTGGAGTTCTACAAACTCCTTTGCTTGTGCCATACTATCTGTAAGGGCTGAAGCAAACTGCGACCAAGACTTATTCTGTATCGCTTGAATAACGCCATTAAAAGCAAAGATTAAAGTCTGTAGTGCTACCGCAAACGCATCGGTGACACCTTGATTAGACTTACCCACCTCTTTAAATAGTTGGAATCCTTCAAGAAGAAGACCAATACCTGCTGCCTTGATAGAAAGACCAAGAGTCTTAAACCCTGTTGACATAGAGTCAATACCCTTCTTCGCTTCTTTAGCATTGTCACCAACATCCTCTACAGATTCAGCAATGTCATCTATACTATCAGCAGTTTTATTGGCTTGTTTTTGAGACTGCTTTAAGAGGTTAATTAACTCTTGTAGCTTTGCCTCAAGACCAGAGAGGTCTGCACCAATAACTATGTTCTTCTCTATTGCCATTTGCCTAATGCTTCTTTAAGAGTACGAGGGTATTGGTACTTGCCTTTGGCAATCCTTACATCCTCACTCTTGTCGTTAGTCTCTTTGAGAGCCTTTATAAGATAACCTAATCTACTATACATCGTTGAGCAATTCCATTTGAGCCTCACCTGTGGATAGGTTTAACTTCATTTGATTGATAATGTAGTTTCTTTCACCTATTGTGAGCTTATCATTAATCTTCAATGCTAACATCACACCAAGAGGTAGTTGAGCCTTGTACATAAATACCCTTCTGCTTGTAGAGTACAAGTCTGTAATGTAGTCCTTCCAATAGGTATTGTACAACCCTTGACTAAATCCTTGCAATAGATAAGGGTCTACCTCTGTGCCGAAGTTTAAGGTCTTGGTAACGGTTTCAGCAGTAGGGTTGTTTACATTTCCTATCAACCACATATCTTGCTTTTCATTAGCACCACCATTCATATCAGTATAACTCCAATGGTTTGATAACTGAATGCGTAGGTTTCCTGCTGCATAGAAGATAATAGGCTGACCGATATAAGGCTCTAACTCTCTGGTCACACATTGACCTACATTAATTTCAGTAAGACCTACACCATTAACATAGGTGTCCGTCAATCTCTCAAAGAGCATATTGTCAAAGCCTACCTCAACCTCAAACTCTTCACCATCAAATGAGAAGTCTGCTTTAAGGTCACCATAGC